TGCTGGAGAAAGAGCTGCGGATCCGGCCGACCGTGAAGGCGAGCGCGATCTTCACTGGCAAAAACGGGAGCATGGGCTTCCGGACTGGCCGTTTCTACGCCGTCACCATCGTGAAGCGCAAGGGCGAGGTCGTGCTGATCGCGCCGGATGACGGCCTCAAGTGCCCCTACTCGTCCCTCGACACCATGCTGAACAAATGGCACATCCTCCTCGTGATTTTCAACAGGTAAAGGAGGAAACCCATGGCAAAAGACAAACCCCTACCGCAGGCCGGCCCCGAGCTGGCCGAGTACACCACGGCCGCGCAGCCCAAAGCCTACGCCGACGGCGTCCCCGTGTTCTGCGCCCACGACGCCATCATCCCGCTGAAGGATCTGCGGCCCAACCCGAAAAACCCCAACCAGCACCCACCGGAGCAGATCAAGCTCCTCGCCTCTATCATCCGGGCCACGGGCTGGCGCGGGCCCATCACTGTCAGCAAGCGCAGCGGCTACATCGTCAAGGGCCACGGCCGCATGATGGCCGCAGAGCTGGGCGACATGAGCGAGGTGCCTGTTGACTATCAGGACTACGCCAGCGAGGCCGAGGAGCTGGCCGACCTGACGGCCGACAACCGCATCGCTGAGCTCGCCACCACCGACAACAAGCTCCTCGCGGAAGTGTTCGCCGACATCGACACCGGCGAGATCCCGTTCATGCTCTCCGGCTACACCGAGGAGGACTACGGGAACATCGTGACGGCCCTGTCCGAGGCGCTGCACACCGAGGAGCCCAAGGGCGACCCCGACGCCGAGATCCCGCCACCGGCCGAGCCCGTCACCAAGTACGGCGACCTGTGGATCCTCGGCCGGCACCGCGTCCTCTGTGGGGACTGCACACACCCCGAGGATCGCGCCCTGCTACTGGACGGGGCCAAGCCCGAGATCCTGCTGACCGACCCGCCCTACTGCTCCGGCGGCCAGAAGGAGGCGCAGAAGTCGACCGGCAGCATCGGCACCGAGCGCAAGGACGGCAAGGCCCCGAAGATCGCCAACGACATCCTCAGCACCCGGGGCTACCAAAACCTGATCCGGGCGGCCCTCACCGACATCCCGTGCCTCTATGCCTACATCTTCACCGACTGGAGAATGTGGGTGTACCTGTTCGACCTCGTCGAGGCTGCCGGCTTCGGCGTCAAGTCGGAGCTCGTGTGGGACAAGGGCACGCCGGGCATGGGCGTCGGCTGGCGCTCGCAACATGAGCTCATACTGTTCGCCGCCCGGGCCGCCACGCACTTCGACGGCCACAAGGGCTACGGCAACGTCCTGAGCGTCTCCCGCTCCGGGAATGAGCTGCACCCCACGCAGAAGCCGGTCGAGCTGCTGGAGAAGCTCGTCGACAACACGGACTTCGCCCGGGGCGTCTACGACCCCTTCGGCGGCTCCGGCACCACGCTGGCCGCCTGCGAGGCATACGGCCAGCCATCCTACATCATGGAGCTGACGCCGGCCTTCACGGATGTCATCGTCAAGCGATACATCAGGATAACAGGAAAACAGAATGTGCGCTGCGTCCGTCAAGGCCGGGAGCTCTCGCGTGAGGAAATCGCCGGGATCTTCGACCCTGACGAGGAAGGAGGTGGACAGGAGTGACGCCCTGACCTAAATGAGCGACAAGCCGATCACTCACGACATCAAGGAGCGGCTCGGGAAGTACACCCGCCTGCTCCGTGAAATAGACAACCAGTACGAGCGCCTCGGCCGCATGGAGATCTCCATGGCCGCGCCGCCCGGCCCTGACATGACGGGTATGCCCCGGGGCTCCGGCACACCGACCGACCGCACCGGGATGATGGTGCTGCGGAAGATGGAGCTCGAGGAGCAGATCGAGGAACGGCTCGCCGAGGAGCGCGAGGAACGCGCCGCCCTCGAGGCGATGATCCGGCAGGTGGAAAACCCTGACGAGCGCGCCGTGCTGCGGCTGCGCTACTTCGACCGGGCAGACTGGGACGGGATCTGTGCCGTCCTGTTCAGTGATCGGCAGGACTACCTCGAGAGGATAGACAGCTACCAGAACAGGACATACAAGGCCCACGGCCGCGCCCTGCTGCGGATGGCCGAGATCCTAAAGGAGACGGAGGCACCGGCAGTAAAGGGAAGTAAAAGGCAGTAAAGGGCAGTAAAATCCATTGAACGGCAGTAGCGCCCTGTGCTACACTGTACCATGTCGAAAGACCGCCGGACACCCGGACAACGCCGGGGAGCCGTCCGACGGACACCCGCCCAACAACCGAACAACGACAGCGAGAAAGCCGTCGGGCAACCACAAGAAGCCCGGCGGCTTTTTTCTTTTCCCCTGAAGGAGGTGACAACCATGGCGGGCGGCAGCATATCCATCCAGATCGAAAACCTGCGGCAGCTCGTCGCAGACGTGCAGGCCATCGAGGCCGGCGGCCGCAAGGCCATCAGCAGCACCGTGAAGGACGTGAAGGCCCGGGCCCCCGGCTGGATCGCACAGGAGGTCACGGCAGTCTACAACATCAAGAAGGGCGAGATCACGCCGTCCAGTGGAGGCAAGCCGAAGAAGATGGCGGGCAGCATCCGCATCACAGGCGAGACCATCCAGGAGCTCACCCTCGTCTACAAGGGCCGGCTCCTGACCCCTGTGCACTTCGGCATGACACCCAAGGCCCCGCCGTCCGGCAGGAGCTACACCCTGAAGGCGCAGATCCTCAAGGGCAGCAAGAAGGTCATCGGCCGCTACAAGAACACCCGCACCAAGGGCGGGCCCTACTCGCAGCGGTCTCACTGGATCCTCATGGGGGCAGGCAACACCAAAGCCGACGGCACGAGCTGGATCCCATTCCAGCGCATGAGCAAGACCCGCACCGACATCCAGAAGATGACCACCATCTCGGTGCCGCAGATGATAACCAGCGACCGCACCAACGAGGCCATCATGCTGAGGCTCAACACTGAGACAGCCAAGCGCCTCGACCACCACATGAAGCGGGCCCTCGGCCTGTGACCCACGGGCCACCGCCACGGCCAGCAGGACGCCTGCCAAGGCGGCCGAGCACACCGAGGCAAGCCAACACCCGCGCACAAAAAAGACGCGGCACGCGGCCTCACAGAGGCCACCACGGCCACGCAGCGCGGCCGAAGGTACTGTGACGCACCCCTGACGCCTGCGGTGCTGGCGAGCCCAAAAAACGCGCAGACTCCAAAAAGTTTTTCCGGGCCGTTTCGCTTCGCCCGGGGGCCTGCGCCGATCATTTTCCTGACCTCACGAAAATGGTGGGGGCACGGCAGCACGACAGAAAGGAGGGGACGCCATGCCGAACACCAACACCAAGCTCGTCGACAGCAAAACCATCGCGGCCCTGTTCGAGCTGACGCCCCGCCGCATCCAGCAGCTCACCAAGGAGGGCATCATCACGGCCACCAAGGAGGGCAACGCCAACCGCTACGACCTGCTGCCGACGATCCAGAAGTACATCAGATACCTGACGGCCAAGGCCAATGGCCGGGAGCCGTCCAAAAAGGACGCCGAGATCGAAGGGCGCCGGCTCGAGGCCGAGGCCGACCTCAAGCGCAGCAAGGCAGACATCGCCGCGCTCCAGCTCAAGGAGCTCGAGGGCACCATGCACCGCAGCGAGGATGTCGAGGCCGTCATGACCGATCTCGTGTATAGCATCAGGTCGATGCTCGTGGCGCTGCCCGGGCGTCTGGCCGTGGATGTCTCCAGCGCGGCCACCGCTGCGGAAGCGTCCGACATCATCCGCGCCGAGGTCTACAAGATCCTCGAGGAGCTGGCCGGCTATAAATACGATCCCGAGGTCTATGCGCGGCGGGTAAGGGATCGGGAGGGATGGAGCGAGCTCTCCGATGACGCGGACGACTAAGAAGGCCGCCGCGAAGCTCAACGCCGCCATCTCGGGGGCGATCAAACGCTTCGCCCCGCCTGAGAGCCTGACCGTGGACGAGTGGGCCGACAAGCACCGCCGCCTCTCCCCCGAAAGCTCGGCCGAGGCAGGCCCGTGGCGCACCAAGCGCACCCCGTACCTCGAGGAGCCCATGCGGGCCTTCACGGATCCGAAGGTGCACAAGATCGTCATGGTCGCCGCGTCGCAGGTCGGCAAGTCGGAGCTCGAGCTCAACATCATCGGCTACATCATTGACCAAGACCCCGGCAGCATCCTCTATGTGCACCCGACCATCGACGACGCCAGAAAGTTCAGCCGGCTGCGCGTCGCCCCCATGATCCGGGATAGCAAGCCCCTGAAGGCAAAGGTGCACGATGTCAAAGCCAAGGACAGCGGCAACACCATCCTCCAGAAGTCTTTCCCGGGCGGTATGCTCACGCTGACCGGCTCCAACAGCGCCTCGGCGCTGGCATCCACCCCCGCACGCTACATCATCGGCGACGAGCGTGACCGCTGGGCCACGAGCGCCGGCACCGAGGGCGACCCGTGGGCGCTGGCCGAGGCCCGGCAGGCGACCTTTTACAACGCCAAGGCCGTCGAGGTCTCGACCCCGACCATCAAGGGCGCCAGCAACATCGAGACCAGCTTCTACCAAGGCACACAGGAACGCTGGTGCCACCGCTGCCCCGAGTGCGGGGAGTACAGCGAGATCGTGTTCGACGCCATCCACTTCGAGCCCGAGGCCAAGCGCGTGCGCGGCAAAAAGGTCTGGAGCCTGAAGGGCGGCGTCTCGTGGGCCTGTCCCGCCTGCGGCTGCCTGATCCCCGAGGAGACCATGCGACGGCAGCCGGCCAAGTGGATCGCAGAAAACCCCGACGCCTACAAGAAGGGCGTCCGCTCGTTCTGGCTCAACGCCTTCAGCTCCCCGTGGACACCATGGGAGAAGATCGTCCTCAAGTTCCTCGACGCCAAGAACGACCCGCAGCGCCTCAAGGTGGTCTACAACACCCTGCTCGGCCAGCTATGGGAGGATCGCGGCGACCTCGAGGACGAGGACACCATGCTCAATGCCATCAAGGCCGCCCACGTTGAGATCAAGAAGATCATCACCTTCATCAACGGCATCGTTGCAGAGCGCGGCAAGCCGAAGATCGACTTCCAGGTGGTGGGTCTGGATATGGACGTGTTCCACGCCATCCAGAACAAGTATCTGGACGACTTCAAGGCCGCTATGGACACCGACGACAAGAATGTGCGCGATGCCGCTCTGCTGCCCATCATGGACAAGATCGCCGAGGAGTACCCCGACCTGACCGCTGCAGACCTTGATCTGGTCAGCTACAAGATGCAGAAGTTCGTGGTGCGCCGCTGGCTGCCGGCAGCGGGCAGGCG